CTAGTAGATGCTTCAGATGCTTTGGTTGTAGCAGTAGACGCACTAGTAGATGCTTCAGATGCTTTGGTTGTAGCTGTGGAAGCAGATGCAGATGCACTGTTAGCTGAATTTTCTGATGCTGTAGCACTAGCTTCTGCATTATCGACACTTGCGTCTATAGCATTTGATTGTGTGTTAGTTACACCAGTTGAGTTGTAGAAACTAGATTTTGATGACATCTGTATTAATCCTCGTAATAATGTGTAGGACGAACAACTTGGTTGATACCAGACTGTTCTGAACTGTTTGCGTGTTCCTGTATTTCAGCTAGGAAAGACCCAGACTTCTGGTCAAAGACTGCACCACGTTCATCTAAGAAATAGTCAGCGGCATAGGACAACGCTGTATATGTCAGTAGATCAGATGCAATAGTCGTCAGCATGTTCGTATCGCTGTCGCTCGTTAGTACCGCTTGTTCTGCATAGTAATTTAGATACAAAGTGCCAGTGGTAGGCATAGGGTATATCTTGATGTTACCTTGCTCTCTACAGAAGAACCTTGGAGTCCCAAGTTCACCTGTTTTTTGGTACTCAATCATTTCGTGAAGAGGTATGCGTGTGAGCGTACTGCCGTCATAATAGAGTTCTATGACTTCTAGTGTGTCAGCTGGTATTACTACTTGAGAAGTACCAGATGCGTTAGTCACATTGTATTGGTTCTGTTTCTCCATTGCTGGAACACGTAGTTGTCTTTGTATTCTTGTGATAGCCTGATCAATGAAGGTGTCAGCCAAAGCATTCGAACAGTCACTACGATTTAGAAGAGCAATAAAGTGTGCTCGGATTTCACCTTTGTTCATTGGTTATTACTTTCTTTTCTTGGCTGTCTTTGCCGCTTTCTTGAAAGCCTTGTCAGTAGGTGCGCCCTTTGCGTCCTTCTTTCTCATTGGCTTGCCTGATGCTCTTTTCTTGTGGATGTTTGCGTATAGCCCTGCTTTTGCCATCTGTTAGACCCTCTTGTTGGTTGTGAGGAACATATCTAAGTCCTCGTTCTTTAGTTTACGGACAATCTCTGAACCTTTGGCTTCCCAGATATTGAATCCTTCGCGCATCCACTTCTCAACAATAGCTGTCGGTATGGAGGCTACTCGCATCATGTCACCTGATGGCTTCGAACTATTGTTTCGAGCGTCTTTCAGATCGTCTAAGAAGGACTGTGAGATGTGCTGTGTGTGCTTTTGTAATAGTTGACCATGCTCTTGCATGAAGTCAGTTTCATTTTGTAATAATGTTGGCTGTGGTTTGTCAGTCATTTTGCTACCCTTAAAACGTAAAAAGGCCACCCACGGACAACAGTAAGGAGAGCAAAACCTGTGTGTCTGTGGGTGGCCTAGTAAAGACCTATTAGTGGTCTATTAGAAACTTATGATAAGCCTGTGATCTTCACAGAGTCAGCAAAGTTAGTATGTTTACAGCTGACTTCGCCGATGACTAAATGCTTGTCGGAGTCGCCTGTTTTTGCCAGTAAAGTTCTTGTAAATGGACGCAACGTACATGTTTTAAACATTGTTGGGTCTATAAGTAGTGCGTGGTCTGTCTTTAGCTCACGATTTAATACTACTCTGTATTCGCCATATGGACTACATGGCATCTTCGCCTAAGTTCGTTAATCTTAGACCGCCTTTCGACTGCTAATGCTTTCACATTAGATGAGACTATATCACAACTACGGATTGTAGTTTCTTGCGCTTCCACTCACTTGAGTGTACTCCCTGTCGGGATAGTCGTTGCACCTTCCCCATAGTGGGGCTTGGCTCAGTATTACCTTATCTTTCGACTTAGGCTTCCACTGAATTCACAAGATTTAATGTACGCTAGTCACGTCAACGTACAGATCAATCGCATTGACCAATGTTTTGCCTTGTGAGATTTCACGATTACGACCTGATGCCGCTGAGAAACCAGCGACTATCTGGGCGTCTGCTGGCTTGATCATGAATGTGTCTACATCAGAACCATTGTCGTATGCTGTTTGACCAGCTAACAATAGCTTACTTTCGGTTAATGCATCGGTAGCATTTGAACCTGCATCTAAACCTGTAGACATTTGGTTTAAGATAGAAGTCATCTTACGTGCTGTTGAAGCATTACCAGCAACTGCGGCTTGGGCTACGCCAACCATTGCACGTTCATAGTCTTTCTTAATTTCTTTTAGCTTCTTAGCTAACTGGTACGCAGTTTCCTTCGCCCTGCCATAAACGGCTACAGAATCTGCTGTAGCACTCACTTGGAATGCTTTTGAAAGTATCTGTGTATTCTGTGTTCTTTCAGTTGCATCTGACAAAGTTAGCATACTTGCGTCTGCTCCCTCGACTTGTGCATTCACTGCTGAATCCGCTAAAGAATCCTCAAGGAATGAGAAAGTTCTAGCTGATACTTTTTCGTCTTTGAACATAGAAATGCAGGGTGTTGAAAATGGTGAGATGTTAGCAATAATGTCTGAAACATCTTCCTTCTGACCCACTTGGGTATATGTTGTATATGTTGCCATTGTGTAATTTTCCTCTTACAATATTAGGACTAAGTTTAAGAAGATTTACTCTTCCCAGCGGCTAAGTAATGCCTCTGCAATATCATCAAGGTCTTTAGCACCACTGAGCATATCCATTTGCTTTTGTTGATTAGCTCTTTGGATAGACTTTTTAGATGGTGGTGCTTTCTTGGAACTTAAAACCTTAGTCTTACCGCTTTTTGACTTCGTGAGTTTGGCCTTGGCTTTCTTGCTGTTGGCGGACTGCTTTGATTGGTCATAGAGTCGTGCTTTGTTTATCAGCATGATGACCTGTGGGTCTGTGTACTGATCTACTTGGTCTTTGGGTAATCCCGATTTCACAGCGTAGTCACGAATATCTGAATAGAGTTCGTTGCCCCAGTCAGGCAGTTGATCTTGGAGAACCTTTACGCATTCTGTAGCGGCTTCTCTAGTTGCTTGCTGGTGCTGTTGCTGTGCTTGGGATACAAGCTGACCACTTTCTTCCTGTAGGAATTTTAAGTCGTCTTCTGCTTGCTTTGCGTCTTGGCGTAGTTGAGAGAATGTTTCTGCATCCATCTCGCGTGACGCTACTAACATATCAATGTCAGCATAAGGTTTATGCCTTGCTTCTGCGCGTTCCAATAACTTCTGATATGACATCTGCGTTTGAGCCAGTTGTTCTTCTGACTGTTTGCGCTGGGTAGCCAAATCTTGAGACTTTTTGGTTAGAGATGCTTCTTGACCATATAGACGTTTTAAATCCTTTACAGATACCTTTTTAGATTCACCATTGACTGCAATGTCTACAACCTGATCGTCTGAAGCGGCTAGAGGTTCGTCGTCATCCTCATCGTCGTCTTCGTCTGCATCAGTTTCGTCATCGTCGTCTAGTTCGTCTTCGTCAGGGTCTTCAAGGTCTAATTCGGCTTGATCGTCCTCTTCATCATCTAGTTCATCATCTTCAGCTACCTCTGTCTCGTTGAGGTCTTCAGATGTTGCATCTTCTTTATCGACTTCAGATAAGGTTTCCCCGTCATCCCATCGTCCTAAGATTGCTTCTGCCGCATCATCAATATCTAATGCTTGCGGCTCAGAGTTTACATTTTGCTCGTTGTTCATGGAGCAGTCTCCTCTTGGCTGTTGTCGCCGTTCTGCTGTTCTACAATGCTGTCACGCACTTGAACTCGCTGTTTTAAAGTATCAACCACGTCAACTAATGCTCGATAGTGGCTGTATGCTTGTTCTCTTTTGTCTTTGTCGAATGGCTCCGTATTTACAAATGTTTGGAAGGTTCTTTCGACAAGTTCATTGATAACTGAGTTGAAGGCGGAACCGCTAAGTACGGCTCCAGCTTCATCACCAGCCACCACAAGTTGCTCTTCTTGTGTAGACATGTAGTTCTCTCTTTTTGGTTAAGGTTGCTTATCCGTTAGGACTTGCGATTGCTCTGACATCATCAGCAGTTCTTGCGATCTCTAGTTCCTCTAAGTTCACGAACTCTTTGTGTTCAAACTCAGTCTCTTTGAGGTCTTGCTTGTCAGAATTTAGGGCAAATGCTTGTTGAGCCTTCATAGTGTCTAGCTCATGTTTCATTTGCCTCATTTGTGCATCCATCTGCACCTTCATCTCAGCGACAGCTGTTTGTCGTTCTTGAAGTTGCATCTGTTGCTGTGCCATCTGCATTTGCATCTCTGCATTTGGATCAGGTGGCGGTGGAGGTATCATCGCTGGGTCTGTTAAGAAGTCAGCAACATTCTTGATACCTGATTTCTCTAGGACTGATGCCAGCATCTTGAACTTGTTCTGCGGAGAGTACATTTGTCCAAGTGTAGGGTCAGCTGAGAAAAGCTGATGGAACGACAGGTGCTTCTGCACTAGTTGCTCCTGATCGCCGTAGCCCAAGTGGAACTCAACTTGTACGTCACGTTTATCTGCCCATTGCGATGGGTCGATAGGGACATAACGTCCAGCTAACTCAACAATCTTCTCTTCAGACTCGTTCTCTACAATCAATGAATAGACCATAGTGAATAGAGGCTTTAGGAAGTTGTTCGCAAAGTTACGCGCTATGATCTTCTGTCGTTGTTGGCTCATTGTAGCTAACTGCTCGACCATTGCCGCTGAGTTTTGTTTGCTTATAGCGTCTTTATTAAGACCTTGGGATAGGCGAGAGACACCAGAAGTGTCTTCTTTATCCTCGTCTAGCATTTGAATAGTTTGGAATACAAACGGGTTCAATGATGCTTGAGGCATAGGGGCAATCGCATCAGGGCGTGATATGTTCACGATGCCACCAACACGATTGTCTATTAGTTCTCTTGGGTTCGTTAGGCCACCTTTAACCACAGTATATCGTGGGTTGTTAGTAACCATAGCGTGATCAAGAATGGAACGAGTTAAGATTGTACGTGCATTCTGTATACCTAATAGCTTCTCGGCAAAGTTGTTGCCGTGGAAAGCATGTGGGATAGGTAGAGGTACGAATGCTACGAATGGGCGTTTGTTTACTATCTCTTTCTCTAGTAAAACATTGGATGCCTTAACAACTCTGTGCAATTCAGCGACACCAGTTGCTTCTACATCTAGCATTATGAATGCTTCGACTATTGTTATCTGACGTGTCTGTCTTTGATCACCTTTGGAGTTGAAGCCTCTATCAGCACCGATGTCGTCATGGCGAGATAGTATCTCTGGGTCATTGTCAAAGTCAGTGTCTTCATTGTCACCTATTTTTGCTACAAGGTCTTCGTCGTAGCCCATTTCAATGAGTTCAGAGATAGACTTCTTAGTCCTGTGTGCACAGAAACTAACGTCATCTAAAGACTTAGCTTGTGGTTCTATTAAGAACTCTTCTGGAGCAATAGCTTCTACTTTAACCTGTGAAGTGTCACGGGTTACACGTAGCTCACCAGAGAACATACCAAATTCATCCTCAACAAGTTCTTCGATCTCTACGTTGTCTTCAGCTAATCTGACATCAAGTTCTTCCTCTGTAAGACCTTCGACATACTCAAGTGTGCTTTCGTCTTGCATACACCAGTAAACTTTAGCGATACCAGCACGGGCTATTAGTCCATCGTGAATAACAGTCTGCATTGTTTCAAACAGGTTGTTCTGCCTGTGTAGAACGTAGTCTGTGTACTCTGTACAGACTTCAGCTGTAGGAACATCATCAGCGTTCTGTGGTGAGAACTTTAGTGACTTATTGCCTGTGCTGAAT